TTCTGGTTTTGGTAGTGCTGATAGTAGTGGATTTAAACAGGCTGGAGTAGTGCATGAAGGTGAGTATGTAGTACCTAAGAATGTACTAGAATCACAAAGAGGTAGTAGCTTAGTAGGTGCATTAGAGGCTATGCGTACAAGTAGACCCCAGCCATTTAGTAACATAGGTTTTGCTAATGGTGGTTTTGCTGGTGCTAGTGGAGTTGATATGTCTGAACTAGAAAACAGAATTACTAGAGCTGTTGCAAGTTCAATAGGTTCTATTCAGGTAGTTAATAATGCTACTGATACGATTACACAAGCTGCAAAAGTGAACAATATACAAAGCGAGGCTACATTTGGTTAAAATTGTTATATTTAGAATATGTGGTTGACTAACTTATTTGGAAGGGCAAAGAATATAAGTAGTGAGTTAGCAAGTTATCAAAAGAAATTAAAAAGGCTTAACATTTGTGAAGGTTGCAATGATAAAAGAGATAACTTTAAATTTCTATGTTTTAAAAAAGAGGGTATATCACAATGCAGTATTTGTAAATGTGCTTTAATAGATAAAACAATATGGGAGGATGAACAATGCCCAAAAGGAAAATGGTAAATTTTGATGTAAATAAAAATATTGAAAACCTAGATGAGCAAGAAAGGCTTAGTATAAAAGAGGCTATTATTAAAACTCATGGTAAAATGTTTCCATGTAGTAAAAGCCTTGAATATTTATCTGATCTATTTAAAGAGAATGTTGAACCTAATTTCAAAATTTCATGTGGACGGTGCAAAAGGAGAATAATAAACTTTTGGAAGCAGAGGCTAGAGAATTGGCAAATGTACTAAATGATACTTTATTTAGTGTAGTTAATAAGGCTGATGATATTAAGCATGCTACTGAGTTGTTATTAAGCACTGGGTTAATCAATCAAAAAGCTGTTAGGAATATGGCAGTGATAAATGATTACCATATAATGAGAAAGAATCCTTTAATGATGATGAAGGATATCTATTATAACTTATCTGTTAAGTATGATATTTCTGTTAATCTGGTTATAAAAATAGTATTACAAAAATAAATTTATATCTTAGCTTTTTACTTCATAAGTAAATAGTTTTGTAATTCAAAAAGAGGGTTTAGGGGTATCCCTCTTTTTTTTTGTATAAAACTTTTACATATCAATTTTAAAACAATTGTTTATTGTTGTTAAATGAATTGGTATAATATCTGTAATTCAATAAATAATAAGTTATCTATTTCAATAGATGAGGAAATAGGCTCTTTTGGTATTGATGCTAAAAGCTTTATTGATGAGGTTAAGGCTTCAGGTAGTAAAGATATAGAGCTTACTGTAAATAGTGGAGGTGGTTCAGTTTTTGATGCTCTTGCTATTTACGACTTCTTAAAAAATTCTTCTTATAATGTATCTGTTAAAATTGAAGGTTTAGCTGCTAGTGCTGCTACAATCATCGCTCTATCTGGTTCTAATTTACCTGTTATGAGCGAAAACAGTTTCTTTATGATCCACAATGCATGGATGCCTGTTGTTAGTATGGCTGGTATGAATAGTGATGAGATTAGAGATTATCAAGAGGAGTTAGAAAAGCAAGCACAGTTGATGGATAAGATTAACTTGAAACTTGCTAAAATCTACGCTAATTCAACAGGCTTAGAATTATCTACAATTCAAGACATGATGAAAGCGGAAACATGGCTAACTGCTGAAGAGGCTAAGGAGTACAATTTTATAGGTAGTATAGAGGTTGCTCTTGCTATTGCTGCTTATGCTAGTCCTAAAGAGTTGGCCAAGAAAGGGTACAAAGTACCGTCTAACTATGTAAATCAATTAAATAACGTGAATATGTCTGAAAAGGAAGGTCTATTAGACCAGCTAAAGGCTTATGTATCTGAATTGCTAGCTCCTAAAGCTGAAGCAGTAGAAGAGGTAACAGAAGAAACTCCAGAAGTTGAGGCTGTTGAAGAAACTACTGAAGAAGTTGAGGAAACTACTGAGGAGGTAACAGAAGAGCCACAGGATGCAGTTGATGTTGAGTCTATCAAAGCGGAGCTTATGGATTCAATTAAAGCTGAACTAACCGCTAAGGATAGTGAGTTAGCAGAATTAAAAAAGGAATTGGATAAAGCAAAAGCATCCAGAAAGCCATTAGAGGCTAAAGATGATGTAGTTAATCCTGAAGCTAATGTTAAAGAGGTGGATGAATTAGGTGCTGCAATCCTAAATATTTTAAAATCTTCATATAAAAGCTAAAATTAAAAAAGATGGCAAATTTTATTACACAATCAATTTCGTCTACTTATGCTGGACAGGAATTTACAGAAATCCTTTTTGCACCTCAAGAAGGTAGCTCGGATTTATCAGGTATTAGAGTAATACCTAACATCAAAGTTAAGGCTAACATGTACCTTAACTCATCTCTAACGAAAATCGTTAGAAAGTATACAACTTGTGGTTTTTCTGCTACTGGTGGAGTAACATCTGTTTCAGATAGAACTTTAGAAGTATCTAAACTTAAGGTTAACCTTGAAGAGTGTGGAGATGCTTTTTACGGTACTATCTTTGAAGAGTTTTACGGTTCTGGTACTGCAATCGATGACCTAACTGATACAGTAGTTGGTGAAGTTGCTAGAAAGAGAGTTGCTGAAGCTATCGCTGATGATAATGGAAGAATGGCATGGTTTGCTGCTTCTACTGCTGCATCATCTGATTACAACCAATTTGATGGTTTTGTACAGTTGTTTGTTGCTGGTTCTGCTGGTTTAGGGCAATATGTAGAAATGACTGCAATAGCAAATGTTGAAGATACTAACGGTGATTTAGTTGCTGATGGTGCTTACACTTTGTTAAAAAATGCTTATGAAAACCAAGCTAAAGTACTTAGACAAATGCCAAACAACTCAAAGTCTTTTAGAGTTACTGCTACAATCGTAGATAACTTAATGACTACTTATGAGCAGTTAGGTACTGGAAATGCTTTAGGGCTTCAGTTGTTACAAGATGGACAATCTTTGACTTTCAGAGGTATACCAGTTGTAGAGGTTACTGGATGGGATACACAGTTAGCTGATGCTGCTAACCCTAACTCTCAGACTTTAGGTATTGACATAGGTAAAAACATGGTAGTTTACACAGTAGATGATAACCTAGTAATAGGTACTGATGTTGCTGATGCTGGTTCTCAATTGAAATTTAGAAGTAATGATGATGACGATGAGTTATTGAAAATTATTGCTAAATACAAAATGGGAGCGCAATATGTATTTGGTGAGTTGATTTCTTTCTACTACTAAGAATTAAAGCCCCTCTTTATGGGGGGCATTTTTTTAACTAATAAATTTTATAAAGATGTCAGAAATAACAACAGATATTTTAATAAGTTGTAACGATGAAAACCGCAGAGGTGGTATCAAAAGAGTATTCGTTATCAACAAAGATGATGTAACTACGTTTACTGCTTCTACTGATAATCATTCTTACACAGCGGTTACTTTAAGTACTACTGATGATAAGTTTTTTGAGATTGAAGGTGAATTGGAAACAAAGTTATATAGCTCAGAGGGTTCACGTGAAAACGGTTCTATTTCTTATGAAACTTCTTTAGAGGTGTTCTCTCCAAAAATGGAGAAAGTAAAAGCCAAAGGGATTAACAGTTATGTTGAATCATGTGGTTTAATAGTAATTTTTGAAACTTACAACAAAGAAACTGATGATAATAAAGCTTTTGTTTTAGGTTATGATGAAATTATGGGTAAAGATGCGTCAGTAGATGCTATTGCTAATGAAGTTTTAGAAGCTGAATTGCAAGGGCAAAACGGTTATACTGTAACTTTTGCTGGTAAACAAGCCCAGCTAGTAAGAGAATTTGTAGGTTCCATCACTACTAATAGCTCAGGTACAGTATCACTAGGTTCATAATATTGTTTATGGTGGATAGTTGCTTTGCAACATTTTAGGGGGAGCAGTTATGTGTTCTCCCTTTTTTTTTGTATAGTGAGTATAAATAATTTTATTATATTTATAATATGAGCAAATATATTATAAACCCTAGTTTTATAGGTAAAAAAATAATGGGTTCAGTGGGTATTATTAATCTTACTGAGAAAACAAGCCAAAAAGACTTAAAAAAACTTTACAATGCTGGATTTAAAGACATTGTAAAAATCGAAAAGGTAAAAGATGAGCCAAAAGAAGATAAGTAGTATAAAGGCCAGTACTGTTAAGACTGATCCGATTACTACTCCAATAGTTAAGAAGGAGAAAGAGCCTAATATTGATATTGAGCAGAAGTGGGTTCCATTTTTTCAAGACTCGGATAATATTTATGTCAATGATTTAGCAAAGAGGGCCAGAAGGTCCAGTACTCATAGCAGTATTATAAATCAAAAGATAACTTTTATTAAGGGCAAAGGCTTTACTTTCAAGGTAGATGGTGAGAATGTTAGATATGATGAGCTACCTAATGATTTTAAAGAATGGTGTAAAGAGGTTAATCCTGAAGGAGCTACCTTGTATGATGTATTTAGCGACCTTGTGCAATCTTATGTTATTACTGGTAATGCTTACCCTCATATTAAAAAAAGCGGTGATTATACGGCATTATATTGTTACGATGCTACAACGGTAAGAAAAGGTAAAACAGGTGATATTGCTTATTTATCAAATTTCTGGAGAGATATCGAACTATCAAATACTCCTAGCGCACAATATCCTGTAAATGAATTAGACTTTTTTGATGGTACTAATCAAAAAGAGTTTTTAATTCATATCATGCGTAAATATCCTGAGTTTAACTTTTATGGATTACCAGATTATGTAGGTGCTTTAGATTGGATTGATATTGAGTACAGAATGAGTAAGTACAATATTGATAAGTTTGATAATGGATTTTTCCCTAGTGTACTTATTCAGATGTTTGGTGAGGTTCCAGATGGTTTAAATGCTCAACAATACGTTGAAAAGATTAAAGAGAAGTTTACAGGTGAAGCTAACAATGATAAGTTTTTAGTAGAGCTTTTAGATAGCCCTGAACAAGCTGCAAGTATTAAGGAGTTTGATAGAGAGCGTGATGGTGAATTTATGGAGCTATCAACTTTATGTACAAAGGCCATTATTTCTGCTCATAGGATTACTCCTAGTTTGGCTGGTATTGAAACTGCTGGAAAGTTAGGTAGCAATCAACAGATTAAAGATGAGTATGACAAGTTTATGAATAGCGTAGTTGAACCAGATTTTCAAGAGCCATTATTAAGAGCATTAAACACTATTATAAAGAGAGATACTAAATATGGTAATATTGAAATAGGTATCTTAAATGTTAGTCCTGTTGGTGATAGTGCAAAGGTTGATTTAAACGCTGTTATAACTATTAATGAGGCTAGAAAGATGCTAGGCTTA